TTGGTAAAAAAGATGCTGGTAGATTAGGTGGTAGTTATTTTAAAAGAAATGTTAATCCTGCTGATATGGAAGGTTATGACGAGCACGGATATCTGATGACTGCTCCACAATTTGGTTCGGTTAGTGGAACACAGATGAGAAAACTTTTAGGTGACCCGAAAATAGATGATAGTGAAAGAGTAAAAGCATTTAAAAAAGTATTTGGATATTATGATAAAAGTGTGTATACTATGATGACTAATGGATTTAAGAAATTATTTGAAACATACACCTTAACAGATGAGCTAGTAATGGATTTTTTATTAGAATCTTCAGGAACTCCAGCAGGCAACTTAGATGATGGTCCTTCTACATATTACTCAGATTACCCCACATATAAAAAAACATCTAAAGAGTGGTTAGATTCTATTTATAAAAAAGCTGGATTCAAAGTAATAAATTTTATTTTAGATGACAGAGCACAAAATGGAATAGAAAAAAATTATAAATCAGTTCCACTTACTTACTTAGATCACGGTCAATCAAATGGTTCAACTAGAGCTGTTATTAAATACAAAAATTGGATATCGGATGTCGTAAAACCATTAGGTTGGGAAATAATAAATTGGATGGGAACTGAATCCGCTATTGATAACATAATAGGTTCATTGATGTCAGCCGGTGCTGATGGTGATTCTTATGATGTAGATTCACTTTCTGAAAAGATTAATTTAAATGATGAAGTTAATTTATTAGTAGAAGGTGGTGCATACGGACATCTTAATCATCCATTTGATAATAAAAATTTAACGTTTTCAGACTTTAAGACACTAATTATTAATACATTACAAGGTAATCTTGATAGTGAAGGAGCAGTCACGGAAAAAACAGATGGACAAAATATAATGGTTAGTTGGAAAGGTGGAAAGCTTGTTGCTGCTCGTAACAAAGGACACATAAAAAACTATGGTGCTAGTGCTTTGAGTATTGATGGTATTAAAAGTATGTTCGCTGGTAGAGGTGATATAGAAAAAGCATTTGTTTATGCTATAAGAGACTTACAAAATGCTGTAGGTAAATTAAGTGATGCACAAAAAACAAAGATATTTGATGAAGGAAAAAAGTTTATGTCTTTAGAAGTAATATACCCAAAGACAGTAAATGTAATACCTTATGATAAAGCACTATTACAATTTCACGGAACTATAGAGTATGATGCTGCCGGCACTCCAATAGGAGAGGATAGGGGAAGTGCAAGAGTATTAGCTGGTATGATAAAACAGATAAATCAAGATGTACAAAAGGCTTTTAAGATTGAAAAACCATTTGTTACTAATCTACCAAAGGTAAAGGATTTTAGTAAAAGACAAAGCTACTTTTTAGGTAAGTTGAATAAGTTACAAAGTGAATATGCTTTGAAAGGAAGTAATACTTTAGCAGATTATCATCAAGCTTATTGGATGGAGTATATTTATAATGGAGCTAAACAAAGTGATTATAAAAGTATTTCAAATAAAGTCTTAATGAACTTAACTAAAAGATGGGCTTTCTTTGATAAGTCATACAAGATACCACAGATTAAAAAAGATTTAAAGGAGTATCCAAAGTTTTTAAGTTGGGTATTAAGTACAGATAAAATGGATCATGCTAGATTACAAAAACAACACATCAGAGATTGGGAAGTTCTTTTCTTTGAGTTAGGTGCTGAGATACTTTCTAATCTTAGTGACTTTATAGCAGCTAATCCATCTAAAGCAGCTCAACAAATCCGTAAGGATTTAAAATCTGCTATCAGTAAGGTAAGAACATCTAAGGATACTAAAGTGTTGAATACACTAAAAACTCAATTAGATAGGCTAAATGCTATCGGTGGTTTAAAGTCTGTTGTACCGAGTGAAGGAATTACATTTGTTTATAAAGGAAAACTTTATAAATACACAGGTGCTTTTGCACCAGCAAATCAAATATTAGGAATGTTAAAGTTCGTATAGGAGTTACAATGGGATATAGTAAAGAAACAGAAAGACAAAATAAAGCATTAAATGACATACTTGCCGGCAGGGAGTCTGAAAAAAGAGTAATAGTTGGGTACAAAGGTAAAGGAAAAGAAAAGGGTGATGTTATTCCAAAAATAACAGAACTGATGCAGGGTGTTAGGATGCCTTGGTTTTGTCCTGATTGTAAGGTAGTAATGAAGAAAAAATTAGATGATAAGATGTGGAGATTATTTGGACATTGTTTTGATTGTCAGATAACAATAGAAAACAAACTTCGTATCGAAGGAAAGTATGAGGAATGGGCTGAAGAAAAAATAAAACAAAATAAGATTGCTTTTATTAAAGATCAAATACAAGCTATTTCTGAATGGAGAGACTCAAAGGCTCCTGAATGGTACAATAATGTTGGTGTTGATAAACCTGAATTAGAAAAAGAAAAATGGGATATTGATATGGAAAAGGTAAGAAAGGAAGCTACTGAGGCTTTAGAAAAATACGAAGAAGTTTTAACAGAATTGGAGAAAGAATAATGAAAATATGGAAAATAATACTTGGATTTTTTGGAGTCGTTGGTGCTCTTTTTGCTGCTAAGTCTGTTAAGAGTAAAGAGGTTGAAGAACTTAAAGTGGTTATTAAAGAAAACAAAAAAGAAGAGAAAAAAGTTGAAAAAGAAATAAAGGTAATGGAGGAAAACAAAAAAGCTTCTAAAAAGGAGATAGGAAACCTCAAACGAAAATTAACCAATAGCAAAAAGAAAACTCAAAAGATGCAAGATGCTTACGACAATGATGAAGTCGAATCAGCTGAAGATTTTTTGAAGAAATTTGCTAATAAATAGGGAGAAATAAAATGGCAAATATGCATGACGCACCATCAGACTATTCTGATTTTCAAAAAAAAGGAATACCTGGAAACTATTATGGTATGACGATTTATTCAGGATCAGCAGCTGCAAATCCAGTAACCAACTATACCGGTTCAAATTACGGAGCTGCAGGGTTTATAATAGCTACAGGCTCTGCTAATATTGAAGTAGCACAAGGTGGAACAATAACAGCCACACAATTGACAGTTGGAGAATTTTATCCAATTTCTATAAGTAAAATATCAGGTGGGGCAAGTGCTTACATATATGTGCTTAAAAAGAATGGTTAAATACATTTTACCACTTTTACTAATTAGTTCATTAATTGGTCAAGAGATAAAAAAAGATGGAAAAGTAATAACTTCTTTTACAAAAGAACAAGCTTTAGAAATGTTAAAAGCTCGTGATGCTCAATGGGAAGATAAGTTAAATAAAGCTGATGCATTAATAGAGTCTCAGAAAGTTGTTATTTCTGACAGTGAAGATTTAATATTAGAAATAGAAGAGGGTGCTAAAATAGAGTATGTTTTATCTGCTGCTAAAAGTAGACAAATCAAATTGTTAAAATCACGTGATGAAGCTAATGTTAAAATAATAAAAGCTCTTGAACCAAAATGGTATGAGAATACATATCTTTGGTTGGGTATGGGATTTATCTTAGGAAAAATATAATGAAAGCAGGACAATTAAAAGAGGTAATAAAAAGCGAATATAAGAAATGCGCTAAAGACCCTATATACTTTCTAAAAAAGTATTGTGTTGTCCAGCATCCAATTAAAGGAAAAGTTCCATTTCATCTCTGGCCATTTCAAGAACAATCACTTAAAACATTTGAAAACCATAGATTTAATGTGATTCTTAAAGCTAGGCAGTTAGGTTTGTCTACGTTATCAGCCGGATACTCCCTTTGGATGATGACATTTCATCAAGATAAAAATATCTTAGTGATTGCGACCAAACAAGATACTGCTAAAAACTTAGTCACAAAGGTTAGAGTGATGCACGCTAATCTGCCGAGTTGGTTAAAACAAAAATGTACGGAAGATAACAAACTATCTTTACGATATAACAATGGTTCTCAAATAAAAGCTGTATCAAGCGGCGAGGATAGTGGTCGTTCGGAGGCTTTGTCTTTGTTGATATTAGATGAGGCTGCTTTCATTGATAAGATTGAACCGATATGGGCTGCTGCTTCACAGACACTATCTACTGGTGGGCAATGTATTGCACTTTCTACACCAAATGGTATTGGTAATTGGTTTCATAAGACTTGGGTTGGTGCAGAAGAAGGTGAAAATGATTGGAACTTCATTAAACTTCATTGGAACTTACATCCCGAAAGAGATGATGATTGGAGAGCTGAACAAGATAGACTTTTAGGTCCTTCATTAGCTGCTCAAGAATGTGATTGTGACTTTCTAACTTCTGGACAAACTGTTATTGACGGTGTTATATTAGATGAGTACAAACAAAAACACGTTACAGATCCATTGGAAAAAAGAGGAATAGATAGTTGTCTTTGGATATGGCAACCAGCAAACTATACTAGAGATTATGTACTGAGTGCTGATGTTAGTAGAGGAGATGGCTCGGATTTTTCCGCATTTCACGTTATGGATATAGAAACTATGGAACAAGTAGCAGAATACAAAGGTAAGATATCAACAAAAGATTTTGGAAACTTATGTGTGAATACAGCAACAGAATATAACAATGCTTTGCTAGTAGTTGAAAACAACAACATAGGTTGGGCTACACTACAACAATGTATTGATAGAGGTTATGAAAACTTATTTTACACAAGTAAAGATTTAAAGTATGTGGATACAGAACATCAGATGAATAATCGATACCGAAGTCAAGATCGTAATATGGTAGCTGGATTTAGCATGACAATGAAAACAAGACCATTGGTTATTGCTAAATTAGAAGAATACTTCAGAGAAAAGTCAGTTATTGTCCGTTCAAATAGATTAATTGATGAACTTTTTGTATTTATATATAACAACAATAAAGCCGAAGCGATGCAGGGATACAACGATGACTTAGTAATGAGTTTTGCTCTTACTCTTTGGGTAAGGGATACTGCATTGAGACTTAAAAATGAAGGAATAGAATTAACTAAAAGAACTTTAGGTGGTGTAGCATCGCAGATGTTACCACAGAAACCAACCAATGAAAATGATTCTTGGACAATGGACACAGGTCCAAATGGCGAAAAAGAATCATTGGACTGGTTATTAAACTAAGAGGCAAATTATGGCAGACCAAGATTTATTTTCAAGACTAAAACGATTGTTTTCAACGAACACAATTGTAAGAAATATAGGTGGTAAAAAACTAAAAATAATTGATACAGGACAATTACAGTCTCATACTCAAACTAACTTAGTTGATAGGTATACTAAGCTATATTCTAATCTTCAAAATGGTGGTTATAACGACCAACTATATCAACAGCAGTTAAGATTGGGTTTATTTAGAGATTATGAGTCAATGGATTCTGATTCTATCATATCATCTGCTCTTGATATCTACTCAGACGAATCAACAATGAAAAATGAGTATGGTAAAGTATTAGATATTAAAACGGACAATGACCAAATCTATGATGTGTTGCATAACCTATTTTACGACATAATAAATATAGAATTTAACCTATGGCCTTGGATTCGTAATATGACCAAGTATGGTGATTTCTTTTTACAATTAGAAGTTACTGATAAGTATGGTATTACAAACGTAACTCCTATGTCTGCTTATGATGTTGCTCGTTTAGAGGGGCACGATGAAGAGAATCCACAAAATGTACAATTTATGCTAACTCCACAAGGAGATAGTAATAGACACGGTTCTAGCAAACGTGAAACACAAACATTTGAGAACTATGAGGTAGCCCACTTCAGACTGCTATCAGATTCTAACTATGTTCCTTATGGTAAGTCTATGTTAGAAGGTGGGAGAAAGGTTTGGAAACAGGTTACTCTTATGGAAGATGCTATGTTAATTCATAGGATTATGAGAGCTCCTGAAAAGAGAGTATTTAAGTTGGACATTGGAAACATTCCACCTGCTGAAGTTGATAACTATATGCAGCAGGTAATAAATAAGATGAAGAAGGCTCCTGTTATTGACGAAAAGACAGGTGACTATAACCTTAGATATAACATACAGAACTTAACAGAAGATTTCTTCTTGCCAGTTCGTGGCGGAGATAGTGGAACATCAATTGAAAGTCTTAGTGGTTTAAGTTATGACGCTGTTGATGATATAGAGTATCTAAAGAATAGATTACTTGCATCTTTAAGAGTGCCAAAGGCTTTCTTAGGATATGAGGAAGGATTAGGTTCTAAAGCTACATTAGCTGCTGAAGATGTTAGGTTTGCTAGAACAATCGAAAGAATACAGAGAATAGTTGTTAGTGAATTAACAAAGATTGCTGTTGTTCATCTATACTCACAAGGGTTTAGAGATCAAGAGCTTGTAAACTTTGACTTAGGTTTAACAAATCCATCTACAATCTACGAACAGGAAAAGATTGAGTTGTGGAATAGCAAAACATCATTAGCTGAGTCTATGGTTAGAGATGGCTTGGTATCAACGGAATGGATATACAAAAATATATTTGGATTTACAGAAGAACAAATCAAAGAAAATGATGAACAGATTACATTTGATTACAAAACTAAGTTTAGACGTAACCAAATAGAAAGCGAAGGTAACGATCCTGCTAAAAGTGGCGAAGCAGCTGGTACACCATCCGATATGGCTATGGGAAGAACTGGTCATGAGTTAGATAATAATGGTGGTTCAGAAGAAGGTGGTCAGCCAGGCGCTGGTCGTCCTAAAGAAGCTAATAAATATGGTAAAGATAGTGGTGCGAGAGGAAGAGATCCATTGGGAGCACATGATAAAAAGATGGCTTATGGTGGAACTGCTACTAAACATTATGAAAATCTGTTTAAACATTTAGGTAAAAATGGTAAGGAGTTGATTTCAGAGGCTAACGAGTTAGCAGATGAATATAAATCGGAAGTATCTTCTCTTAATACTAAGAAAAACTAAGTAATCATATATTTATATATGAAGAATTATATAAACGATTGGAGTTAAATATGAGTTCAAAGACAAAACACTCAAAAATCCGTAACACTGGAATATTATTTGAGTTACTAACTAGACAGATTACAGTTGACGTGTTAAATAACGATAAAAAGGGTTCGGCTGCTAATATACTAAAGAGCTTTTTTAACAAAAACACAGAATTGGGTAAAGAGTATGAATTGTACAGGGTGTTAACTGTTGAGAATTACAAATCAGAAACAAAAGCAAATCACTTAGTAAACGCAGTTATAAATGCTCGTCTTAAACTAAACGAGAGCTCTCTAAAAAGAGAAAAATACAACTTAATTAAAGAGGTTCGTTCTAAATACGATATCAATAATTTTTTTATGGCTAGAATACCTAACTATAAAGTAAATGCTTCAATCTTTAAACTATTTTCTACAAAAGACGACCTAAAACCTCAAGCAGAAACAGAAAGTCGCTTTACAATCGTAGAAAACATAACAAGAAAGAACCTTTCTGCTAAAAAGAAAGAGAATGTTGTGGTTGAAGGGTATAGAAAGCAAGAAAAAGACTTGAGATTGCTTGCTTACGGAATTTTAGTTGAAAAATTTAACAAAAAATACAGTAATCTTAGCGCAAATCAAAGAAATTTGTTAAAAGAGTACATAAATAACATTTCTAACACTAATTCTCTTAAAGAGTTCATTGAAACTGAAACTATTGAGGTAAAGAAAGAACTCCAATCGCATTTGCCTAAAGTTTCGGATAAAGTTACAAAGATTAAGCTTAAAGAGGCTATAAATCAAGCAGAAACTCTTATGAAGGGAAGAATAGTCGAAGATAAACAGGTAGTTACGTTAATGAGGTATTATGAACTAGTTAAGGAGCTGAAAAATGTCTAGATTAGATAAACTGAAAGAAATAATCAGAGAGTTAATCAAAAACGAGCTTGATGAGGCTAGCACTTCAAGTGCTACACCAGGATATCAGACTCCAATGGCATTTAGCGGTGGTAGAAAGAAAGATAAGAAGAAAAAGAAAAATATATCTACCAATTCTACCGGATATAATGTAGTTAAGGAAGGCAAGTATCACAACTACAGAAATGATGAGTCAATGACTCCAAAACAAAAAATTGGTCATTCAATGAGAGAAGTTCGTGATAGTTTACAACAATTAGAAGGACTTGTCAAGATGAATGTTAAGTTAAAAAATGAATTAAAGGTTAATTCACAGTCATATTGGAAAAATACACATAAGGCTTTAAACAAAATAAGTGAGAGGTTAGTAAAACTTGCAAATAAAGTAGGACAATTGCAATAACTGGAACCCATATGCCGTTTGAAGATAAAAAGAAATCCTATATGGATACTCTTTTCAGTATTTCTACATTGTTAAAACGATGGCAGATAGAAATACAAAGAAAGGATGTAACGAAGAATTATATGTTAAAGAGACTTGGTCAATGGATAGAACAATTGGAAAGTCTCAGAACCGAGATTATGATGGAGAAAGACTAATGATATCACTATTAGAAATAGTAAAAAGTATAAATGAAGTAGATGATGATACAATAGCATCTATACCTGATGATGCTAGTATGACTTTAGCTGATTTGAAAAAACAGATAATGGATTATGAGGAAGAACAAGACGAATCAATCAAAGTAATCGATGGAAAAAAATATAAAGCAATAAAGGAATCAAAGAAACACATTCTAAAAGAAAATTATGATAGGACATATAGGAGTTTAAAATGAAACAACTAATAGTAGATTATCTACCATTTGATATACAGGCCGATCAGATAACTGAGGCTATGAAAGAAAACAACGGAAAGTTAGTTGTTAAAGGTGTTTTGCAGAGAGCAGACACTAAGAATCAAAATGGAAGAGTTTATCCAAGAGAAATACTAATGCGTGAAGCTAAGAAGTATTTTGAAAACTTCATTGGACAGAAAAGGGCTATGGGTGAGTTAGACCATCCTGAATCTTCTGTTGTAAACCTATCCAACGTATCGCATAATATTACAGAGATGAATTGGAATGGTGACGATTTGATTGGAACAGTAGAAGTTTTACCAACTCCAAGCGGTAACATCCTAAAAGAATTATTTAAATCAGGTATTAGATTGGGTATTAGTTCTCGTGGTATGGGTTCAGTTGAATCTGTTAATGAGAGTGGAGCTCAAGAAGTGCAAGATGATTTTGAACTAATTGCATTTGATTTCGTATCTAATCCATCTACGCATGGTGCTTTTATGTATCCAACCGGTGGAGTAAATGAGAGTGTAAGTCATTCTGCTGTTCGTGATACTAAGTATGGTAAGGTTGAAGCAGTAATTAACGATATAATGAGAGGCTAATGCCTTCCAAAGCAGAAATAAAAAAGATGAGGGACGAGTTTAAAAAGACTGGTGAACTTCCTGATCATTTAAAAAAGTTGGTAAAGGGTAAAAAAGACTTTGAAAAAAGATTTAAAGTAAAAGATGTAGTAATTCCAGGTATGGAATGGATGAGTAAGTTAGGTGAGGAAAGAGACTATAAAGACGAGTATAAGAAGTTTCAATCTTCTACAAAGTCTAAAAAGTATAGAGCAGAGCTAAATAAGTACAATCGTAAGAAAGGTACTTATGGTAATGGTGATGGCAAAGACGCTTCACACAAAGGGGGAAAGATTGTGGGATTTGAATCAGAGTCTAAGAACAGAGGACGAGCTGAAAAGAGTCGTTTAAAGAAAGAAGGAATGTTAAACGAAAACCCAGCAGCTATGGCCGCTGCTTCAGCGATGGTAAAAATTAAAATGAAAAACCCTAAGACAGGCAAAGAATCATCTGCTGCTAGCGCTCTTAAAAACAAAGATAATCCCAATCATAAAAAAGCTAAAGGTATATTCGGTAAATTAAAAGACAGATTTGCTAAAAAGAAAAAAGAAGAACCTAAGAAACAATCTAAAGCAGATGGGGACTTTTATAAAAGACAATATGAAGCTAAGAATACTCCTGAAATATTTGAAAAATATAGAACTATACTAGTTGTTGCATTTAGAAAAGCTGGTATTTTAGTAAAAAAAATCAAACCTATGAAGAAAGGATTTACAAATGCGGCTTTTGGTGTTTTTTTTGATGTTAAAGCAGCAAATGGAAGTGATACTATTCCAATATATATTGACAAAAAGGGAATGGTTGAATTAGGTGTTAGTTCCAAAGGGTTCGTGATTGGTAGAATTGACCAAATGGCTAAAATGATTAAAAACTTAAAAGATTTTAAGAAATCTGATTTAGATGAATCCGTAAATGAAGCTAAAGATCCAGATGTGATAGCTCAAATAAGGGGTGTTCTAAAGAAAGGATACTCTGCTGTAAAAGATCCTGTTTCTGGTAAAAAGATGAAAATGGATACTTATACAGCATCTGCTATAACTCAAGTATATGATGCTATCAATACATCAAATAAAAAGAAATTTTCTAAACTATCAATACTGAAAATGCAGAATGTTGCTTTCAAAGTTATAAAAAAATAAATGATGAAGCTAAAAGATATAATAGAAGATTTAAAATTAGGTAAAGTTTATACGGATAAGGACATGCCACCATTTAAAGTAGAATCTGCTAACATAACCGAAGATGGTCATACAGATGTAGCTTCGGCTAAACGTAAGTTAAAAACTTCAGCAGAGGATATTAATGATATGTTGTCTAAGATAGAGTCAATGTCCGATGAAGATTCGCTTCCAAGTTGGTGGACAGATAAACTTACTCTATCAGCAAACTACTTAAATACTGCTCGTGATTATCTACTAAACCCTACAGATAAAGATGTAAAAGAAGATTTAGATACACCAGCAAAATATAGTAATCCTGAAGCTAAACTTCATATAGATGCTGATATAACAAAAATGTCAAAGCATTTAGGTAAAGCTTCACAGCAGGTAATAAAGATTATGATGGATGGTGTAAAGGGTGGAAGGTATGATGCTTTGGATATACAAAGAGGAATAGATTTTGGACCTCTCAATAGAACACATGAAGGTGAAAGACCATTTATGAAGATGTTGTGGAGAAAAGTAAGAAAAGGATTTAGAAGATATAATCCGAAGGGAAAATTAAGAAAGTAGATATTTATATCTAAGGAGAATAATATTATGGCAAACATTAAATTAAAAGATTTACTAAAAGAAGTAGCTGCAGCTGGTGGTATGGTATCTAATAATCCTTGGTTAAAGGAAGATGATGATACTCCAAAAGTTAATGTTAATGAATTAGTAGAATCTATTCGCAACTTTAACTCTATAGGTGAGTCTATCTATGGTAAGGGTAGTTTAAAATCAGTAGCTGAAAGCCTTTCTAAGATAGCTGAAGGTGCCGCACAGCACACTTTATCTGAAACGGAAGATATGTTTGATAAAGTTACAGTTAGTCGTAATATGAAAGAACTTAAAGGTCTTTCAGGACAATTTGGTAAGGTTGCTCAAGAAGCTAACTCTTTACAAGAAAGAATGAGTGGTTTATACGAAGATATGGGAAATATCTTAGGCAGATACTATGAAATAGGTGAGAAGCATGTTCCTGGTCACGATGATGAGGATAGTGAATCTAATGAAAGTAAAGATATGATGTTTAGAGAAGATGACGGGTACAAAGTTTTCTTTAATAAAGCTATGAAGAAGTTTGGTATTAGTTCTCCAAAAGATTTAAAACCAGAAGATAAAGATGATTTTTACAACTATGTTGATAGAAATTATAAGGCAAAAAAAGAAACAGACTAAGAGGTTTATATGGCAATAAAAGTTGTAGTGAAGAATAATAATGCTGAGAAAGCTATCAGCATATTTAAAAGAAAAGTAAAAGATTCAAACTTGATGTATGAATTAAGAGAACGAGAATTTTACAAAAAAAACTCAGATATTAAAAAAGAAAAGAAAAATAAAGCGAAAGCTCGTAACCATTGGAAGAAAATAAAACTAATGGAAGAAGATTCACGCAAAAGAGGAAGAAAATTTTAATTTTTTATATTTATATATATCTAAACTAAACACACCGTTCCTATTGCATACGGTGTAATCGAAATATAATAATTCTATTATAGTTCCCAATAACTATACTAAATCCTAAACAGGAGAATAACAATGGATGATCTCTTAAAAGAAGCAATTGCTGACGCAAAAGCTGTCCGTGAGACTGCTTTAGAGAACGCAAAAATGGCTTTAGAAGAGGCCTTTACTCCAAGATTGCAGAATATGCTATCCCAAAAGATTCAAACAGAAATGGAAGATGAAGATGGGGAAGAAGTCGAAGAAATCGCTGATGAAGATGACGATGAAAAGATGGAAATGGCTAAAATGAATGACGAGGATGAAGATCCTTCCGATGAAGCTTCCGAAGAGGAACCTGAAGTTGATGAATCTAATATCATAGAGATTGATGGTGTGAAATACGCACCAGTAGTTTCTGAGGAAGAAGATGAAGAAATGGATGGTGAAGCTGAAGAAGAAATGGAAGAGTCTGGAGACTTAGATTTAGAAGCTGTAATTAAAGAGTTAGAGTCTGAGCTTGATGAAGCTGAAGAAGATGACGATAAGGAAGAAATGGAAGAACAATCCACATCTTCAGGAATTGGAAAAGGAACTAGTGTGAAGCAAGCTTCATCTAGTGACGAAGAAGATCCTCAAGGTGCTAAACTCAAAGAGGGTGAGAATCCTTTTGCTAAGAAAGACAAGGATGAAGATGAGATGGATGAAGATATCGATCTTGATGAAGTTCTTAAAGCTCTTTCTGAGGAAGAAGATGAAGAGAAAGAAGTAGATGAGGTTTCAAAACTTCAATCTGATCTTGACGAACATCGTTCCGTAATCGAAACACTTCGTGGAAAGCTTAATGAAGTCAATTTGCTAAATGCTAAACTTCTATTCACAAACAAACTATTCAGAAAGCATGGTTTGAACAATGAACAGAAGATGAAAGTCGTTGAGCAATTCGACAGAGCTAGTAACTTACGTGAAGTCAAGTTGGTTTATTCCACACTTGGTGAATCTTTCGGTGCTAGAAAGAATGAAATTAATGAACATAAGGGAAGCGCTTCAAAGCAAATCGCGTCTACTAAATCTGAGAAGAAAGTAATTTCTGAAGGTTCGGATTTGAGAGATAGGTTTAAGAAGTTAGCTAACCTTATTTAATTGGGAGACATATAATGTCAAACTTTGATAATATAACAGACGTGATGGGTGGTCATAACCCTCATCAAGAGCTTCTGAAGCAGACTAGAAAGTTAGTCGGCAAATGGGAGCCAACTGGACTGTTAGATGATATCGGTGATAACACAAAGAAACAGGGAATGGCTGTTCTTTTAGAAAACCAGGCAACGCAGCTTATTAAAGAAGCTTCAGCGACAGGCACTGGTGGAGATAAAGAAGAGTGGTCAGGTGTTGCTTTACCTTTGGTTCGTAGAATCTTTGGTGAATTAGCTGCACAAGAGTTTGTTAGTGTTCAGCCAATGAATCTACCTTCTGGTCTAATTTTCTTTTTGGATTTCAAATATGGTAGTGCTAATCAAACTAACGTTACAGCAGATACAGATGTATTCGGTAATACTTCCGGATCTGGTGATGCTAGTGGTGGTTTGTATGGTGCTGGTAAATTTGGATATTCAATTAACGATAAATCAATAGCTGATATCACTCCACTTGGAATGACTACTGGTTCTGCTACATGGAAAGATGTAGAGTTTGAGCCTGATTTAAGTGCTTCAGTTGCTGACGGAACACTTGTAAAAGTGCAAATCGGTGCTGGATTATTCAGTAATGCTGATTTTAATGGAGTACGTGCATTTGAACTTAGTGGTTCTACTGTTACTGAAACATTCCCAGCATATACTGTAGTTGATGATGTTAATAACGTTACAACTGCTAGTTTCTTTGCTAAGATAAGTAGTGGTGTTGCTTCTAAGTTTCATGTTGGTTATCATTCACAGCCGATCGCTACAGATCGTGGTGATTTTGAAGCTACTGGAACTCAGATTGATGCTAATCCTGAAACTGATATTGATATCCCAGAAGTAGATATTCAATTAAAAAGTGAAGCTATCGTTGCTAAGACACGTAAGTTGAAAGCTGTTTGGACTCCTGAGCTTGCTCAAGATCTTAACGCTTATCACAGTGTTGATGCTGAAGCTGAGTTAACAGCGATGTTATCTGAATACATAGCTATGGAAATCGATTTAGAAATCCTTGATATGTTAAAAGCTAACGCTTCTGCTAAAACAGCATACTGGTCAGCTAAAGTTGGCTATGAGTATGATGGTTCCGGAACAGGCGCACCTGCTTGGTCACAGATTAGTGGTGCTTCCAATGCTTATACTAAGTCATCTTGGTATCAGACATTAGGAATCAAAATCCAATCTGTTTCTAATGCAATTCATCAGAAAACACTACGTGGTGGTGCTAATTTTGTTGTTGTTTCTCCTGAAACTTCTACAATCTTAGAATCAGTAAGCGGATATGTTGCTAATACTGGTGATGCTAAAGGCAGATCATACGCTATGGGTGTTGAAGCAGTTGGTTCAATCAATAACAGATATACTGTTTATAAGAATCCTTACATGTTGGATAATTCTATACTTATTGGTTTCCGTGGAAGTAACTTCCTAGAAACTGGTGCTGTATATGCTCCATATGTACCGATGATTATGACTCCGTTAGTATACGATCCTAAGAACTTTACTCCACGTAAAGGTGTTATGACTCGTTACGCTAAGAAGATGGTTCGTCCTGAATTCTACGGAAAAGTTATCGTTGCTGATATCGACACAGTTTAATTGTATTACAATTAATCTAAATAAAAAGGGGGGAGAAATCTCCCCTTTTTTTGTGCATTGTATATTTATTATTGAATAAATACATCTTTTTTTAGGAGAATATAATGGAAGCAATTTGGGCAGGTAGTAGCTCTTTTTCAACAGGAAATACACCATACGGATTTTATGACAGCGATACACATTTTTCAGGTTCAGGAAACCATTCTGTAGATAAGTTTGCTGATTGGTCTGCTAAAAGATTGGGATACCCGATAGTAGAAGTGGAATTGCAAGATGTGCAATTTTATGCGTGTTACGAAGAATCTATTACAGAATATTCAGCACAAGTCAATCAATTTAATATCAGAGATAATATGCTAGCATTGCAAGGACAAGAAACAGGCTCAGGTGATACAAAAACAGATTTAACACATAGAAAATTAACTCCAACATTAGGAAGAGTTATACAATTAGCAGACCAATATGGTTCAGAAGCTGGTGTTGGTGGAACAGTAAATTTCAAAACAGGTTCTATAGAAATAGAAAGTGGTTCACAGGTTTATGACTTGGATGCTCTTTGGGCTCAAGTATCAGAAAGTGGTGATTCCATAGAGGTTAGAAAGGTTCATTATGAGGGATCTCCTGCAATTACTAGATATTTTGATCCTTATGCTGGAACAGGCGATAGTTCTTATAATATGTTAGATTCATTCGGATGGGGAAATAACTCACCCGCGGTTCAGTTTATGATGATGCCGATGTATGCTGACTTATTAAAGGTTCAAGCTATTGAGTTTAACGATCAGATAAGAAAATCTGCTTATTCTTTTGAGTTAGTTAACAATAAATTAAGGATTTTTCCAAACCCTACAGTAAATTATACATTACACTTTACTTACTTAGTAAAGAAAGAAAGAAATAACACACTGCAAGGAACATCAGATGGTGTGATAACAGATTTTTCAAATGCTCCTTTTAATAATATGACATTTTCTAATATAAATGAAGTAGGCAAGCAATGGATTAAGAAATACGGATTAGCTCTTTGTAAAGAACTATTGGGAACAATACGAAGTAAGTATGCTTCACTTCCAATACCTGGTGCTGAAACGACATTAGATGGTGATACTCTAAGAAGCGAAGCGGCTACCGAAAAAGAAACATTAGTAACTCAGCTTAGAGAAATGCTAGAACAGATGAGTAGAAAAGCTCTTTTAGAAGCTGATAAAGATGAAGCTGAATTTCTAAATGAGAAATTAAACAAAGTTCCAATTCCAATTTTCATAGGATAATAATATGGCTGGTAGATTCTTACCCCAAAAAGATGTTAATTTAGTAACTCGTATTACTAAAGAGCTCGTAGGGGATAAACAAAACAATAAAGATGGTATTATAAATCAAGAATGTGTTGTGTACAAACCATCACTTCAGGAGTCTGTAACCAATATGTATGGTGAAGCTGCTGGTGGTAAGAAAGTATATAAGAATGGGGTTCAGATGAACGCATTAATAGACGCTGAGGATTTTGATTTTAATCAAGATGACTTCGGAGTTGATGCTGGACAGACAGCAACATTTTCATTCCTACGACAATCTTTCATAGATGCTAGTATGGTATTGGAGATAGGTGATTTGATAGATTGGAACTACGGATATTTTGAAGTCGGTACTATAAATGAAAATCAATTAATAGGCGGACAATTTGACCAAAACTATTCTGTTATAGCAAACACTTTCTTAGTTAGGAAGAGTTCTCTACAGATAGAAAGAATTAGGAGTATCTAATGGCTCGTGAAAAACCAATACCTCGTTCAGCTAGAAAAGCATTAAATCGTGGAAACTTAAAATCTAGAGGTTCAGACGAAACAAAGAACTTATCGATAGGATTAATGGATATCGATGGTGCTATTATGTTTTATTTTAATAATGTCTTAAAGCCTGTTGTTCAAGAAAACGATGAAACTATAAAAGTTCCTATTATGTATTCTAATCCTGAAAGATGGAACAACATACAGAAGAACGGATTTTTAGTAGATAATAAAAAACAACTTATAACTCCTTTAATAGTTTTCAAAAGAACATCTATAGAAAAAGATACTTCATTGGGGGTAGATAAAATAGACCCTAAAGACCCAAAACTATTCTATACTTTTCAAAAAAAATATTCTCAAAAAAATAGATATGATAATTTTGCTGTTCAACAGGGTTTAAATAAAACTAAAGAACTTTATACAGTAGCTGTTCCTGATTATGTAAGCCTAACATACGAGTTTATTGTTTGGACATCATACACAGAACAGATGAATAAAATAATTGAAAAGATTATTTACAGCGAAGGTTCGTATTGGGGAGAGGATGGAAAGTTTAAATTTAGAACCTCTATAGATAGTTACACAGATGCTAGTGAGATGTCTGTAAACTCAGAAAGAATTATAAAAACCAATTTTACAGTTACACTAAAAGGCTATCTGATACCTGAAGAATTTAATAATGTTATTACAACACAAAAGCATCTAACTCCAAAGAGAATATTAATAGGAGATGATGTTAGTGTAAATTTAACTGATTTAGTAGGTGGTAAGGCTAGCAGTGATGTCAAAATATCCGTAAGTAATGTAGCTGCTGGTGGAGCCGGTACATTAGATAATCCCTTTACTATGGCTAGTGGTCTTGGTGTTACAGTAGGAAATGCTGGTCAATTTGATGGGAGCTCTGCTCAGACATTTACTTTTAATATTGGTCAGGATGTCGGTACTGACCAAACAGTTCAATTTAGTGCTATTAGTGCTTCAAATGCAATTCACATCGGTGAAACTTCTTTTGAAATAAGACAAAGAGATGATGGTAAAGCCGAAGTAAGTACTGATTGGGTTGTATTGGGCGATATAACTGCAAATAATTATATAGTCTCTTCCTCTACAACTCATATGACAACTTCTTTTAGTTCCGGTAATACAGCATTCGGTGATAGCTCAGATGATAAGCACGAATTTACCGGTTCAGTAAATATTAAAGGTTCTCTATCAGTAGGTGGAGTAACTACAGTTGATACTAATTCATATTTAAGAAAGCAATTTGTTAAAAAAGCTGCTTCTATATCAGTACCATCAACTGCGAGTTTCACAGCCGTAACTGCTTCTGCTCCATCAGGACTTACAGCGACAAGCGAACAAGACTTTATATTTTTTATAAATGGTCAGTATATGGAACACGATGCGCTTACAATACAACAGGCAGGTTCTAGTTTTTTACTTTTGGTAGATGTAGATAGCATAGGTTATGATTTGGAAGCTGATGATGAGATTATTGCTTCTGGTAAATTTAATTCCTAAAAATAAATCTCCACTTCCACCTTTCTTTTACTATTTCTTGATATTTATAAGTATGAGAAAACGTCATTGGAAGAATAGAAAAAATAGGAAATGTCCTGATTGTAGTAAAGTTATTTACTATTCCAGAAAGGATTCTTTTGACAGAGCAGTAGGTAACAATACAGTTTGTAAGTCTTGTGCTCAGATGGATAGAAAACTAGCTATGGCTACGATTGAAAAGATGAAGCAACCAAAGACTTTAGAACATAAAAAGAAAATTTCCAAATCTATGAAAGTAAGATGGAAAACTTTAAAGAGTGAGAGAAAACATGGCTTTATTAGACAGTAAACAATTAAATCCTAGACTTACAGGTTCATTTACTCTTTCGGGTAGCTTAACCACCGATTCAACGTCAACCGGTTCTTTTGGTAGATTGGATGTCTCTGGAAATTCAAGTATTCTCGGCAATTTAACGTTGGGTGGTAATATTCAAATTGGCGATTCTGCTGATGATTCTATAAGCATAGCTGCCGATTTAACTTCAAATTTAACTCCAAATGCAGATAGTACGTTTGACTTAGGAACAACTTCTAAAAATTGGAGAGTTGGTTATATAGAACAAATAGTCGGTGAAACAATAACCACCACAGGTAATATAAGTGGTTCGTCTGCTTCAACAGGTTCATTTGGTAGATTACAATCTACAACTGCAAACATTGGTTCGGCTGATATAGCTGGCAATTTAACTGTAGCTGGTAATTATACAGTAAATGGAACAACTACATTTATATCAAGTTCTCAATTGGATATCGGTGATAATATAATTCAAGTAAATTCTGTAAATCCCCTTAGATATGGTGGTTTGCATGTAAAAGATGTAACTGCAGAAGAGACTGGTTCTTTAGTATGGGATAGCACTAATGATTATTGGTTAGCTGGTCAATCAGGCTCAGAATACAGAATACCAATACAAACTGGAAATTCAAATTTAACAGATAATAAAGTTATAATTGCACAAGGAAATGGTAGAATAGAGTCGGGTAACATTACGGATACTGGTGCTAGTATTAGTATGACTTTACCAGTAACTGCTTCTTCCAATTTAGAAGTAGCTGGAGACATAAGTGGTTCATCAACCTCAACCGGTTCATTTGGTGAATTAAAAATAAGTGGAGTAGGTCAAGAAAAAATAAGTTTACTTGGGAGTACAGATCAATACATAAATTTTGGTGACGCAGATGATTATAATATTGGTGCGATAAAATACAGACATAGTAGTGATAATCAAATGCAGTTTATAACCAATAATACAATGGGTTTCTTTATAACAAAAAATCAAGACCTCGGTATGAAGGCTACTGGTAAATTTTATTTTGATGGTGGTTATAACACATTTTTTGAAGAATCTTCTGCTGATAATGTAAAATTTACTATCGGTGGTGTTGAGATATTAGACATAACTGAAACCGGAGTAAGTGGTTCAGCAACCTCAACCGGTTCGTTTGGATATGTAAAGGCTGATACTTTTGAAGGTGTATTTTCTTTTTCGGATGGAACAGCAACACGGATAAGTGGTTCTTCAACATCAACCGGATCGTTTGGTGTATTAAAATTAGCCAGTTATAATAGTGGTTTGGGTGGTAGTGATAATACAATATTTGGTATCCAAGCAGGAGAAGATTTAACATCCGGTAATCTGAATGCTTTAATTGGTAGGGGCGCTGGTCAAAACCTAACAACTTCTACTTCCGCTACTTTTATTGGTAGTTATGTAGGTTATACTGCTACAGATGGTGCTTCTGATACTATTGCTATTGGTGCCAATGCTATGGACACAGGCACCGGCACTACAAGCGCTGTATTCATAGGTCGCTATGCTGGTTCATATGCTGCTGGTAGTCATGCTCATGGAACAGTTGCTATTGGTCGAGAGGCATTACGATATAACGCAACTGGTCGTTATAATACAGCAGTCGGTCATATTTCTATGAGGAATATGGGTTATCAGAGTGAGCATGGTGATAGTAATACTGCTCTTGGTTATTCTACTATGTATTGGTTTAAACCTGCTAGTGATGGTGATGGAGATAATACTGTAGTTGGAACTGAAGGATTTAATGCAATAAGTCAAGGAACACATAATACCGGTATAGGTTCTCATGTAGCTAGAATTAACGGGACTTATACAGGACTACATGATTTAACAACTGGCACAGACAATACTTTAATAGGTTCATATGCTGCTCTCAGCACAGGTTCGGCTAATAATCAAACAGTTATTGGAAAAGGAACAATAGGTATAGCTGATAATTCAGTAACAATCGGTAATACTGCGGTAACCGATGTATATTTTAGTTCAGGTTCTACTGCTAACCTACATACAGGTAATGTTAG